GGGGTAACGTTTATGAGCCTTAATTTATTCAATAAAAAATTTACTTGTTTTTTTCTGTTTGCGTTGATGCTTTCGTTGCTCTCTCTTGGTTGTGGTTCTATGCCATGGGAAAAGCGTACCACCATTACATATCAGGTGGCGGGGGAAACCCTTACAGCTTCCAAGGCTACTTTGCAAACATTATGTGCTTCCGGGGAGCTGGGTATAGAAGATTGTAAGGCCGCACGAGAAGCATACAACCAAGCAGTAACTATATATCACAACATGGAAGCGGCGGCAATCACAGCGATAGACTCCGGGGATAGCTCAACGTATGAAGAGCTTAACACCCAGCTACAAATATTGCTTGCGACCATCAGTGGATTTCTGGTTACTCAATAGGAGCCATTATGAGTGTAGCACTTATTATCCCAATAGTGGGACAACTACTTACTTTATCTTTGAAGGTTGCGGATATAATTGATAAGAGCAACGATGTAAACGCAGAAGACAAAGAAGCCTTAAAGGCTCTGATTAAACAAGCGAAAGAAGGTGTAACCTACTGGAATGAGCCAACTGACACAAGTGGGGGCGGTAACTAGGATGTGGTGGAGATCGACCAGAGATATTTGTATTGAGGCGGTCACTCTCGTCAAGAGCCTTAGAAATGTTTTTGACGACCACATAGAGAAGGAAGACTTAGACAAGGACAGGCTCTTCGATGCTATATCAAAAGCACACGAGAACTGTCCTGAATCCCCTCATATAAAAATGCAAAATGGAACCCTTGGCCGCATGGAGAAGAAGAACAACTCCACGTATGATGAAGTCATGCTTATAAAGAGCGAGCTTAAGGGCATTAAAAAAACAGGAAGTGTAAGGCGTGAATTTGTCATGGATGGTATCAGGCTCATAGGCGTAGCCTGTATTATTTTGGCCGCATGGTACGGGTATGCCCGACACTGTGACAGGCAAAAAGTTCACGCTGATACAAAAATCGAAAGGCTGTTAGAGGAATTGGTGGAAAATAAAAACACTGGTTAGTCAAAATTTATGTTGACACTGGTGTATGTACTTGATAGATAGTGATTTAATTACAATTTAATAGTGTTCTCTCCGGCCAGAGCAGAATACATAAAGCAATAACAAGGGAAGCAGTTGAGTGCTCAACCACTCACGCTTCCCTTTTTTATTGCCGTAATTTATGAAGGACTTACAAAAATATAACATTTATATATCAAACCAAATGGAAAACAAAGACAACTGGAAACATAGAGACAAAAGAATGCGGTGCATGACTTGTATGTGGTTTGTATTTAAACACGCTACCACAGAAAACAAAAACCCTGACCCGGTAGTAGAAGTGAACCGTCTTGGCCGTTGCCGAAGACACGCACCGACTATGAACGGGTGGCCAGTAATGTTTGAACTCGATTGGTGCGGAGATCACAAATTAGACGAGAATAAAATATAATGGTTACACTTGAAATAACACAAGAAGATTTGGGCTTGACTGACGAGCAAATGGACTCCAAGAGATTTGATGTCCGGGAGCGGTTAGCCAAGGACTACCTATATTACGCTCCGCGTTGTCACAAGATTACCAACAAGGAAGGTAAGTTGATTGATTTCGTGCTTAACGAGTCTCAGCTTTACGTACATAAGATACTTGAAAGCGAGCTGGAACGCCGAGGGTACGTGCGGGCTATCATGCTGAAATGTAGGCAGTGGGGCGGCTCCACCTTCGTTGAATCCTTCTTTTATCATAAGATTAGTTACAGGCGTGGTAAACGTGCTGTCATTATGACCGAGGCTGATCTGAGCAGGGACAACATATTCAACATGGTAAAAACGTTCCATGAGAATGCTCCGAAGGATATCCGGCCTCAGACAAGAGCCAGCAACGAAAAGGCTCTGATATTCGATACGCCTAAAGGTTCCAAAGTAGAAGGCCTAAAGAGCAGATATGATGTAAAGACTTGTGATTCCAAGGGTGGCTTGGGTATCACGACGCACTACATACATTTATCAGAATACGCCTTTTTCAAAGACGGAGCGTTAAATACCGTGGCGGGGCTACTCGAATCCGTCCCGTCTGAATACCCGGCGATCTTAGGGACTCAGGTAATAATTGAGTCTACTGCCAATGGCACGGGCGGCATCTTCTATAACACATGGAAGCAAAGTGAAAAAGAAGAGGCAGAGGGTAACGACCCTGAATTTATCAGGATATTTATTCCTTGGTTCTTTCACAGTGATTATGAACTACCAGTAAGTAAATTACAACTTGCAGAATTAAAGGCGACTTTAGATGAAACGGAAAAATGGCTACTTAAACAGGAACTACCAAGCGGCAAGTTGGTATCATTCCGTCAGCTACAATGGAGAAGGTGGAAGATACGTTCACTTACTGCCCCCGTTGGATTCACACGGGAAGAATTTTTCCGACAGTGGTATCCGTCTACGTCAGAAGAAGCCTTTATCTATTCCGGGAAGTCGATCTTCAATGCGACACAGATCAAGATTGCGGAAGAGGAAACGTATACGCCTTTGTATGTCGGAGACCTCAATATGCACACTGGTCGCTTTGAGAACGACCCGAAGGGGAAGTTGAAGATATGGGAAAAACCCAAGAAAGGCGTTAAGTATGTGATTGGAGCCGACATAGCCGAGGGATTAGCGACGGGTGACTTCACTTGCGCCGATGTCCTTAAGTTGCCGTATGGCCAGCAAGTAGCGCAAATCCATGGGAAAATTGACCCGGATACTTTTGGTGAAATCCTTGGGTACTTGGGCAAGTGGTACAACAAGGCATTAATGGGCGTAGAGGCCAACAACCATGGACTTACAACAATCACAAAACTTAAACATACAGGATATCCGAATATCTACCAGAGGGAAAAACTGGACGCTCAGGGTGATGGACGCAAGGCCAAACAGGCCGGATGGCTTACAACCAAGAAGTCTAAGTACAAAATTATAGATGGTTTATGTAGTGCTCTTCGAGATCAGGAAGCGGGTATCGCATGTATGGATACTCTTCTGGAAATGGGGAACTACACAGTTAGCGACGAAGACGGCAGTTATGGTGCAAAGCTCGGTTGTTATGATGACCGGGTTATCAGTATGGCCATAGCCCTTGAAATGTTATACACCATTCCGAAAGCAAGGAACGAGCGGAATGAGGTTATTATGAAGGCCAGAAAAGACGACGCTAAAAATAGAGGACAAAATTAATGCCTGAAATCAAAGACAAGAAGGATGAAAAAACAAAGGCTCCTGTAATAGAAATTAAGGACGAATCGGTAAGATACGCCTTGGGGTCTGATCTATTCAAGAGGTATACGACATGGAGAGATAATAAACGTAGTATCGAAGAACAGTGGTTAAAGAACCTAAGAGCTTACAATTCGGTTTATGAGGCATCAATCAGGGTGAATTTCGACCCTAAAGGGTCAAACCAGTATATCGGAATTACTCGCATGAAGACCGGGGCGGCTTACGCCAGACTGGTCGATGTGTTCTTTCCGGCTACTGGTCATAAGTTTTGGGCTATAAAGCCGACTCCGTTCCCAACTCTGGATAAAGAAGACTGGCAGAAGACAGAGCTTATGGATGATGACGGCGAGGCATTACCAGACGAAGATGTACTGAATGCGACGACCCGGAGGATGGCTACTCGAATTGATGACCAACTCGTAGAGGGTGACGCTGACAAGCTGGTTCGTGCGGCAATAAAAGACGCATGTACTTACGGCTCAGGAATTATTAAAGCCGGGACGGTCAAGATCGAGACCAAAAAGAATTGGGTGATGACTCCCGACGGCTGGGAAATCCAGAAGGAAGATACTGTCATTCCCGGAATAGAGCAACCTTCGCCGTTTGATGTCTACTTTGATACGAACGCTGGAAGTCCTGAATCTTCGATAGGTGTATACCATAGGCATGTATTGAACAAGGAGGAAGTTAGAGACCTTCAAAATTTCGCGGGTTTCCGCCAAGATGCTATCAATGAGCTGATTGCTGATTATCCAAATGGAAATCATAATAGAGAACACCACGAGATTGAACGGCAGACCCTTGGGAATATTACCTCAACTGGACAGAATACAGGAAACTATGAGGTCTTAGAATATTGGGGATACATCGACGCCGCAGACCTTAGAAAT